TAGCTAATGCTTCAACAGGTAATGGCCCAACTCTTTCAGCAACAGGTGAAACTAATGTTGGTATAAATATTAATCCTAAAGGAACAGGAGTTTTTAAATCAGGATCTGGTGCAGTTAAAATTGCAGGTTTGGAGACTATGTGGGTTCCAGCAGCAGCAATGTATGGAGCTACAACTAATGGTGCTGACCCTCAACAAATTGAAACAACAGCAACAAAACCAGATTTAAAAGTATTAGATTTTGATGCAGGGACAGATGAATTTGCACAGTTTACAGTAGCTTTTCCTAAATCATGGAATGCAGGTACAATAACTTATCAAGTATATTGGTCACCGAGTAATACAAATACAGGTAATTGTCTTTTTGGATTACAAGGTATATCACTTGCTGATAATGACACTATTGACCAATCATATGGATCAGATGTAAAAATTACAGATGCCGGTATAGGAGCAGTAGAAGATCAACAAATTTCAGCTGTAAGTAGTGCAATAACAATTGCTAATGTTGGTGATGATAAGCTAACTTACTTTCAATTATTTAGAGATGCAAACAATGGTTCAGATACTTTTACTGGGGATGCCAGAGTTCTAGGTATTAAAATATTCTTTACTACTGATGCAGCTAACGACGCATAAGGAATTTAGATATGAGAGATTTAAAAAATAAACTTACTTCAGGTAAGAACACAAAAAATACACAATCTAGAAGAGGTAAATCTTTTGGTTACCAAGTCTTAGGATTTGGTGCCGGTGGAGCAGCAGCAGCTGCTTTTGTTGCAGCATCTGGTGGAAACACAGTTGCTACTGTTGATACAAATTTTAAAGTCCATACATTTACAGGTCCGGGAACATTTTCTGTATCATGTGCAGGAAATGAAGCTGGTAATAATAAAGTAGATTATATGGTAGTCGCCGGAGGTGGCGGAGGTGGAATAGGTTTTGGTAGTGGATTTTGTGGTGGTGGTGGTGGAGCAGGTGGTTATAGAGAATCAAAAAGTGCAACAACATCTGGTTGTTGGTCAGCTTCTCCATTAGCAACATCTGCATCTGTAGAAGTTACAGCACAAGGTTATGCTATTGTAATTGGTAATGGTGGTAGTGGAACCATCGGCTGTAGTGGTTGTGGTAATGGTCCTAATGTAAAAGCAGGTACTAATGGAATTAATTCAAGTGGGTTAGGTATTACATCAGCAGGTGGTGGTGGTGGAGCTGGTGGTGGAAGAAGTGCAATATCAGTAGTAGGTAATGGAGGTTCAGGTGGTGGTGGAGGTTATCAAAATTCTCCAGTAGGTGCTCCAGATGGTGCTGGTGGCACAGGAAATACTCCTCCAGTTAGTCCAGCTCAGGGTAAAAATGGTGGAGCTGGTCCAGGAGTTGGAAATAATTCAGGTGGTGGTGGCGGTGGTGCTACAGTAGTAGGTGCTAACCATGGTCCAAATGGTAATGGTGGTGCAGGTGGTAATGGTGCAACAGGAAGTATTAATAATTCTCCAGTAATAAGAGCTGGAGGTGGCGGAGGATCAAGTCTAAATTCACCAAAAAGTGGTGGTGATGGAGGCGGCGGTAATGGAGCAAATAATAGTCCAGCAGTTAATGGACAAAATGGTTCAACTAACACAGGCGGTGGTGGCGGAGGTGGAGTTAGATATTCTACTGGAACTGGTGGTAACGGTGGGTCAGGAATAGTTATAATAAGGTATAGGTTTCAATAGGTAAATAATATGGCATCATTTGCAAAAATATCAGAAACAAATTTAGTAATTAGTGTTTTAGCTTTTACTAACTCAGACATGCTTAATGCTGATGGAGTTGAAACTGAAACAATAGGACAACAATATTTAGAAACACACAATCATTGGCCTGCACATTTATGGATTCAAACTTCATACAATACAAGAAACAACAAATATTACCAAGATAATGCACTTGCTGAAAATCAATCAAAAGCATTTAGAGGAAACTTTGCAGGAATAGGTTATACTTGGGATAAAGATAATAATATGTTTTTTCCACCAAAAACTTTTTCTTCATGGGTTAAAGATATTAGCACAGCATCTTGGAAATCACCTCTTGGTTATCCACCAGAACTTACTGAAGAACAAATTGCAAATGAAGATAATAGATATTTTTATAATTGGAACGAATCTGGTCAGTCTTGGGATCTAGTTACTATTCCAATTATTTTATAAAACTTGACACCTTAGATAATATATATTATTTATATATGTAGGTATGCACAAGGAAGTATTAACAGAACAGTCAATTTATTTTGGAAATGTTTCAATGCCTATACATTGGGAAATAGATAGGATTGAGTTGTCTCATCATATTTTACATTCTAGTTTAACTAATAAAAAATTACAGTTCTCAAAAACTTATAATAAATTAAATACTTACATAAAAGAATTTATTAATCTTGAATATAATATTAATTTAATTAATAAAAACACTTGGGGAACTATTTATAAACCCCACCAAGTATCGCCACCTTTATTAAACGTTGATCCAGTAGATCTTAGAAATGCTCCAGACTTTACATTGTTATACGGTGTAAACGTTAAAGACTGTATGGTCAGAATACATTATGAAGATAATAGACGTAAAGGAAGAAGTTGGGACATAGAACTTACAGATAATAAATTTATTATGTTTCCATCAACTAATATGTATTACCTAACTAACAATCAAAAAGATTCATTAAACTTTGTCCAAACAATAACTTATGAATATATCTAATTATTACTGGCATTTTCCTGCAGCACTCACACCAAAGTTTTGTGATGATGTAATAGCTTATGCAAATTCACAAAAAGAAGTTATGGCTAGAACAGGTGGTTATGATAATAAAAAATTAAAAAAAAAAGAAATATTAGATTTAAAAAGAAAAAGAAACTCTGATTTAGTTTGGCTAAATGATACTTGGATATATAAAGAATTACACCCATATGTTCACAAAGCAAATAGACTAGCTGGTTGGAATTTTGATTGGGAAAGAAGTGAGTCTTGTCAATTTACAAAATATAAACACAACCAATATTATGATTGGCACTGTGATAGTTGGGATAAACCTTATGATAGAAAAGATCCTAACAATCCAGAGCACGGCAGAATTCGAAAACTATCTATGACTTGTCAGTTAACAGATGGTTCAGAATACAAAGGTGGTGAATTAGAATTTGATTTTAGAAACTACGAGCCACATATGAGAGATGAAATTCAACACTTAAGAAGAGCAAAAGAAATTTTACCTAAAGGATCTATTATTGTGTTTCCTTCTTTTGTATGGCATAGAGTTAAACCCGTAACCGCTGGCACAAGATACAGTCTTGTTGTCTGGCATTTAGGAAAACCATTTAAATAATATGTATATAAATAATTACTTTAACACGACCATTTGGTCAGAACAAAAACCAGAGTTTATTAAATCATTAACAAAGGCTACTAACAAATATATTAAAGCTGCTAGAAATTCTTTGGAATCTAAAAAACATATAAAAAAATTTGGTGACTTTGGAAGATCATATCATTCAACACCACTAACTGTAGATAATGATTTTAGAGATTTTAGAGACTACATTGGTCAAAAGTCTTGGGAATATTTAGATCACCAAGGTTATGACATGTCACAATATCAAACTATGTTTAGTGAGCTATGGGTACAAGAATTTTCTAAGAAAGGTGGGCATCATTCAGCACATGTACATTGGAATCAACACGTGTCTGGTTTTTACTTTTTAAAAGCAAGTGATAAAACTTCTTACCCTATATTTCACGAACCAAGAACAGGGGCTAGGGCTACAAAATTAAAAATGAAAACTAGTAAAAAAGAAATTTTTACTGGTAATGAACTAATTCATTATAAACCCCAACCTGGAACTTTAATTATATTTCCAGGATATTTAGAACATGAATTTTCAATAGATTTTGGTATAGAGCCTTTTAGATTTATACATTGGAATATACAAGCTGTGCCAAAAGAAATGGCTAAAGATGTTTAAGAAAAAAAAATACACAGTTATACGTCAAGCAATATCAAAAGATCTAGCAACCTTTGTTGCAAATTATTTTATGATGCAAAAACAAGTTTATGATACTTGTAGAAATGCTAGATACATTTCACCTTTTGAAAATATTATAGGTCATTACGAAGGTAAAGATGAACAGATACCAGAAACTTATAGTCAGTATTCTAATATTGCTATGGAGACTTTAATGTTAAAATGCCAACCTAAAATGGAAAAAGCAACAGGTCTTAAATTATATCCAGCTTATACATATGCAAGAATTTATAAAAAAAGGGACGAGTTAAAAAGACACAAAGATAGATTTAGTTGTGAAGTATCTACAACCATGAATCTTGGTGGTGATGACTGGCCAATTTATTTAGAGCCATTTGAAGAAACTGATAAAAAAGAAATTAAAGTAGATTTAAAACCAGGAGATATGTTGGTTTACTCTGGGTGTGAATTAGAACACTGGAGAAAAAAATTTAAAGGAAATACATGTGTTCAAGTATTTCTTCATTATAATAATCGTAAAACACCTGGCGCTAAAGATAATATGTTTGACAAACGCTTACATTTAGGTCTTCCATCTTGGTTTAAACGATGATATAAACCCTATAATGAAGGCAGTAATCCACCATACCTACTGCCTTCTTTATAAGGATTATATTTTATGTTAGGATTTTCATCATTCGCAGAA